CAACCGCCCCGCAAGGGGCTGGAGCCCCCGCCCCATGCCCAAAAAAGAAGCCGAAGAAGTCTCCCGTGTCCACCTCTGGCTCTACACGAAGGATTGGGAGAAAATGAAAACCCTCTACGAGCCAACCATAGGGCCGTCTAAGGCCATTAGGGAAATTGTCCGGAATTTCCTCCGGACTATCGAGGCCAAGGTCGAAGCGGTGGAACACAAGCTGGGGGGGATTGATCTGTGAGTGAAGCTGAAGGCCCCGGCCCGAGTACGCAGAGTATCGCAAGTGCGCTTGCACTTGAGCTTGTGCGGCAGCTCGGCTACGAAGGGGAATTACTACGTAGTTCAGTGGGTGTTGGTGTCCTCGTGATTGCGATAGACAGTGCCAACCGTTTTATCTATTGCGACAAACTGGCAGAGATAGTTAAGGAACTTTATTCATGAGTGATGCGGCCAATCCCCTGCTGGAAGCGGACCCCCTCTCTCTGGACGAACTTTTCTCAAGAGATCCTCTGGGCCTAAATGACCAGGACATTGGTAAGATTGTCAGTGATCTTCGCCGCCAGCGGGTCAAATGGAAAATCACCGAGGACCTCCCGAAGGAGGCCAAAGCGAAGCCGAAGGCTTCGAAGAAGGTAGACCTGAACCTTTCCCTTGGGGACCTTGGGCTGTGACCTCGGTCGATCGGCTGCTGCTGGACCTGGTCTTTGCCATCTGCACCTTTGGCATTGCCTGGGGCTGGCTGGGAATTTTTGCCCTTCTGCTTTGCCGGCCCCTCCTACGTTGGCTGAAAGGAAGTTCCAAATGAGCAATATCCCCGGCGGGCGCGGAGCCGTTGGCAATCAGTCCTTCTCCAAGGTTCTTCCAACCTACCAATTCGCCTGGGACTCCACTTCCCTTGGCCTGCTGAAGGAGTGCCCCAGGAAATACTACTACACGAATGTCCTGGGCAAAGAACGCAGTGACTCCTCGGTGCACCTTGTGTTTGGCTCCCACTATCACCGTGCGCACGAGATTTTCCACCACGCGCGCAGTGCGGGGGCGGGGCACACGGAGGCCCTGCATGCGGCAGTTCGCTACTGCCTGGAGGCCACTTGGGACCGCACCCTTGGCCGGGGCTGGATCAGCGACATTCCCGAAAAGAACCGGCTAACGCTAGTGCGGAGTATTGTCTGGTACTACGAGCAATTTGCGGAAGACCCCCTGGAGACGGTCATTTTGGCCTCCGGCAAACCAGCGGTGGAGCTGAGCTTCAAGGCGGAAGTCGGCGAAGCCCCTACGGGGGACCCCCTCCTGCTGTGCGGCCATCTTGACCGCGTGGCGACGATCGGGGGAGACACTTGGATCAGCGACTACAAGACCTCCAAGGGTGCCCTCGGCTCTTACTACTTCCAACAGTTCTCTCCGCACAACCAATTCTCCCTCTACACCTTTGCCAGTGAGTTCGTTTACAGCTTGCCGGTTAAGGGAATTGTGGTGGACGCCGCGCAGGTTGGCGCGGGTTTTTCTCGCTTCCAGCGGGGCTTTGTGACCCGAACAGCGGAGCACCATGAGGAGTGGTTCAAGGACTTCAAGCACTATACGACCTTGGCCTACCAGTACGCTGCGGAAGGCTATTGGCCCCTCAACGACAAAAGCTGTGGCAGCTATGGCGGCTGCCCCTTCCAGCCCATCTGCTCCAAACCCCCGAGCGTGCGCGAACAGTGGCTGGGGGGCTATGCGAACCGCCAATGGGACCCCATGGTTAGCCGGGGCCAAGAGTTCTAGCCCCGGCTTGCCCTACCGGGACCTACTTGCCAAAGGCCCTTAGGGCCACTAAAACAACCTTCCCCGCCAAGCCCCACTTGGCCCTTATGGAGCTCTTCCCTCATGCCCGCCTTAGACCAACATCAATCGAGCGATATTGTCAAACTTCTCTTCATCGGCAACTCAGGCGCAGGCAAAACCGGTGCCCTTGCTAGCCTTGCTTCCGCAGGCTATAATTTGCGGATTTTGGACATGGACAACGGCTTGGACGTTCTGGCCAATGTCCTGAACGACCCCAAAAGCCCCTACACGAAGGGAGCAGCCACGAGGGTGCACTTTCGCACCCTAACGGAGAAGATGAAGAACGTTAACGGCAAGGTCCTACCCGCTAGCGCGACTGCTTGGCCCCAGGCCATCGGGATGCTGAGCGACTGGAAAGACCCTCCGGGCACTGAAGGTGCAGTGGCCCTGGGACCGGTCAGTTCCTGGGGACCCAACGACATCCTGGTGATTGACAGCCTCTCCATGCTCTCGACCGCTGCGATGAACTTTTGCCTTTCGCTTAACGCACGCCTCGGCCAGCGGCCGCACCAAAGCGATTGGGGCGAGGCTCAGGGCCTTGTCGAGGGCCTTCTCCAGATGCTTTACAGCGATAGCATCAAGTGCCATGTTATCATTCTCTGCCATGTGAAGTTTATTGGGGAGGAAGGCGGCCCACAGGTCGGCTACCCGAACACCCTTGGGCAGGCCCTCCCCCCGAAGGTCGGAACCTACTTCAACAATGCTCTCATGGCCCAAACCCGCGGCACAGGCGCGAGCCAAAAGCGCGTCATCCTGACCAACACCACCGGGATTGTGGAACTGAAGAACTCCGCCCCGTTGCGCGTGGCACGGGAGTACCCGCTGGAAACTGGCCTGGGGGATTACTTCAAGGCCCTGCTGGGCAAGGAGCCAAAGGCCGCCCCGTAGGGGCGGAAGACTTTGCTGCTACGCTAACCACATGCTTGAAAGGTCACGCCAATGCCGCTAAAGAAATCCACCAGCAAGAAGGCCTTCGGCGAGAACGTCAAGGCCGAGCTTGACGCAGGCAAGCCGCAGAAGCAGGCGGTGGCCATTGCGTACGCAGAGAAGCGTAAGGCGCAAGGCCCTGGCAAGAAGGCCAAAGGCAAAGCCAAAGACTGACAAGATTGGAGCCAGCGAAGCTGGCCCCCTTCCGCTGCCGGACGGTCTTCCGGCCAACCCTCGGGGGCAGTGCCCCCTTCTCAACCCAAGGAACCCTCTCTATGGCTGTTAATTTTCAATCCCTCCTCTCCAAGCCCGTCGACCAGATCAAGGAGCCCGCCCCGCTGCCCGCAGGCACCTACACTGGAAGCATTAAGTCCTACAAGTTCGATGAGAGCCGCGAGAAGAAGACCCCTTACGTGCGTTTTGAAATCGGCCTGACTGGCCCCGGCGCGGACATTAGCCCGGATGAGGTCGCGGAAATCGACCTGACGAAGAAGGTCATGCGCCGGGACTACTACCTGACGGAAGACGCCCTCTTCCGCCTGAAGCAGCTTTTCGACACCTGTGGGATTGACTACGCCGGGCGCAGCCTTGCGGAAGTTATTCCCGACCTCGTTCATGCGGAGGTCCTGGTGGCCATCACCACTCGCAGCAGCGAGGACGGCAAGAAAATCTACTTCGACGTGGCGGACCTCAAAGGCACCGCCGCGTAGCGGCGGGCGCAGGTCTTAGCGAATGGGGAAGGACTCAAATCCTTCCCCACTTTTCTTTTGTCCCTCTCAGCCCAAGGCTTGCCCTCCATGCCCATTTCTGACGACTACGCGAATGTTCCGCTTGCCTGCGTTGTGGTCGGCCCCGACCGCCAACGGACCAAAATCGACACCAAAGGCCTCCGCGAAAGCATCGCCAACCACGGCGTGCTCAAGCCAATCATCCTGACCAGGGACTTTACTTTGGTTGCCGGCGAGCGCCGCTTGACCGCCAGCCGAGAGCTTGGCCTGGAAACCATCCCGGCCAGATTCATTGACGAGATGTCCCCTGAGGAACTCTCGGTTGTTGAGCTGGAGGAAAATCTCAAGCGAAGCGACCTGGGCTGGCTGGACCAAGTCCGTAGCATAGCTAAGCTGCACAAGGCCTATAGCGATAGCAATGAAAAGTGGTCAGAGACCGCTACCGCAGGAGCCTTGGCCCTGAGCATTGGGCATGTCAATTCGATTCTTAGGTTGAGTGAGCACTTAGGTAATCCGAAGGTGTTGGAGCAGCCGACGCTCTCGACTGCGATGGCGGTTGCGGAGAGGCTAATTGCCCGAAGGGCGCAGGAAGCGATGAATGGGCTTTTGGGGATAGGGAAA